ATCAACATTCGCACCTTCCTCGATTACAAGCCGAGGCGGGTTCTTCTTGAATGTTGCGGCAAAGTAAATAGTTTCCATTTTCTTCAAGCCATTCTCAGCCATAGACTCAGCCATAAGATTCCGCACGGCTTCTTTCTTACGCCTAAAATCCATTAGCTCCATTTGCATCGCCTTGATTTTATCCTCAACCTGTTTCTCGTCGACTTCAAACAGTTTGAACACCTGGGCGATTGCGTTAGTTTTCTCGGCGGGCTTGCAGTCTATTTCGTCGAGCTTCATTAGATCAGTCTCGGCAAGCTCCCCGGTTGATGCGTCAACAACATTCACAAGTAGGTCTTTATAATTGTTGTTTACGATAAGTGAATCAGTCATAGTTAATTTTAGTTAATGCTAGTTATTATTTTACATCCTCAACAGTAGAATCAAACACGGCTGCGACATCTTCTGGACTCACTTCCTCTTTGACCTTTGTTTCTGCATCAACCTCTTTTTCTTTGATTTTCTGCTCGATTTTCGCGATAAGTTTGCCCGCCATCACTTCAGATAAATCCTCAAAGGCTTTCGCCTTCAGGCTTTCAAGACCCTTTACCATCATTTGCTGAGTCGCCGTTGGAGTCCAACTCATAAGAAGCCCTAGTTTATCCATAAGCTCCGCGTACTGCTTTTCTTGAGTCCTGGTAGCGCATTGAGGCTTTGAGTCTGTGATAGGTGTTTCAAGATCAAAATCTTCTTGTTTAATCTCTCCTGTTTTCGGGTCAACCTCTTTGAGCTTTGGGGTGGCTGCCGTTTTGGGTGTCACCTCTTTGACCTCAACATCGTTGTCAGCAGACGACATTTCGTCGGTTGTATAAAGACCTGATAACGAATCTGGAAATGATTTTCTCAAAGCAAGAGCCTCCGCGCACTTTGCGATCATTAGGCGAGGCATTTTTGCCCACATAGAACCTAGTTTTTTTACACCTTTTTTGTATTTATCCTCGTAGGCTTGAGCGTGTTCTACAAAGTAAGCTCGAGCAAAAAGAGGCTCTGTGAATCCCTTTCGGCGTACGCCAACCTCCGCATATTCAGGGACGTGTATTCCAAAAAGTTCAATATCTTCCCCATAGCGAATTTCAGCCTGTCCCTCATACTCACCCGTTGATTGAGCAACCTTTCGAAAGCCATCAATTCCGACTTGATGAGAAGAAACCTTCTTCTTTCCCCAGCTACCGTCAGGTTTCTTGAAGCTGTTTTCTCTTTGCACCCAATAGATCTCCTTTCTAAGAGGATTTAAACCTCTGCTTTGTGCATCGTAAACAAACAGATTGAATTCTGTTTGAGTTGCACCCGGAGTAATAGTTTCCTTAATCAAGTTAAGCTCCGACTCTCCGAAAGTCATTGCAAAACTAGCATCTTGCTTTTTAGTCGACAATGCCTTCGACTTTGTTTCCTTTGCCATAATACAAGGGGTTATAAATACGTACTCCTACGTTATCCTATTTACTACTATTCGCCAAGCCTTAATAATCCTTTCGGGTTGCGTTTGACTCCAAAATGTTTTTATGTAATATAGTAAGATTGCCTTTAAAACCTCATTTTGTCTGTCGGCACAAGCCCCCTGAAAGCTCGAGACATTGCTTGCAAAGCCCAGCGAAAGCTAAAATTTGCCAAAGCATGACGCGGGCTTTTTAGGTGTATAGAATCTTATACGATCGTATAGAATGTTATACACCCACAAAAACCCAGCGCCTCATCGCCGGGAGTTGTGGTACTTCTACGAAAAGCAATATCATTATATCCCAATTCTCCGACCCCGGCAATTGTGTTGTGATAATAAAAGGCGGATATGCGCGAGGCACTTGTTGAGAGCAGAATCCCATACTTAACCGTTGCCTTTTGATGCTATTTTTTTAAAAGAAAGTCTTTTGGCTTGCATCGTGTCGCAAGGGTTAAGCGGAGGGAAGCTAATTTTGTCCCCATTCTGTAAGGGAATTCTACCATCAACTAACATTTTCCTCATGTCCGCATTCGCTACAGATAAGGAAGGTTTCAAACTCATCGTCCTCGTTTGCATGAGTTGTCCGACCGACAAGCATTTCCTCCGGGTGTGCTTCTCCGCCACACTTAGGACAAAAGTATTTTTCCATATTAACAGTTTTTATAAAAGTAAATTACTTCCGGGACTTTTGGCAAAATCAAAATCAAAATAGACATTACTAAGAACATAGCAATCGCGGTCATAAAGACCTTATTCAATTGCTCGAATTGAGAGTGTCGCCTCTGTAGGCGGCTCGGAATGTAGGTTGTCTGGTGCATAAAATGAGGGGTTATTTATTCGCCAGTACTTCCTACTATACGCTACTATCTACTAGAAAGCAATAGTTTCTTTAAGAAAAAGGGCGCTGTTTTATCAACGCCCTCTAACCCCTCGTGTTATGCCTTAAAAGCAAAACAACAGTTACATTTTACTTCAACAGTCCGAGTTTGCCAAGTATAACCATCGCGCGGTAAGCCGGCATTTCATCTATTGTCGAAATTTTCTTGAGTTTAACTAGATATTCCTGGAATTTATCAAGGTCTATTACTTCAAAAGGATTCTCCGGGGCGATCCCTATATCCTTAGCTTTCTGCCAGTCGCTAGTCGCCCAGAAGGGGATTTGGTCTACTTCCTCGAGCCACGCCCAGGGGTCGCAATAATGCTCCATTACCCACTTTTTAGAATAGCCTTTTGGATAGAAGCAAAAAGGGCGTTTCAATACCCCCACACGGTGCTTGCGCTGTATTTCGGCTAGTTCCTCGCCAAAGACCTCAAAATGGTCGTGAGGGCTGTATGATGAGCCAGTTGACCCTAGATAACCTACAACATCAGCCGCTTTTACTTGTTGCCCTACTGTTAGCCCAGCCGGGAAGCCCAAAAGGTGAGCATGGCGAGTATATTTACCGTCGTCATGGTGAACAATAACAAAGTTCCCAAACCCTCGGCTGTGATAATATGAAGGCTTGTCATTGATAAATTCAATGAAACCTGGCTTTGTTGCGTAAATTTCTTGACCACTATCGTCCGTCCCCTTCAAGCCTAGATCAAGCCCAGGGTGGAAGGCTTTTTGTGGAGGGGCATATTGAAGCCAATCCCATCCGAGTAAAGGTAGCGTGAATTCTGTTGGAAACATAGTTTATATTTTTAAATAATAAAGTGATTTTTTAATCTTTGGGAGGTCTTTTACAGCTAAGAAATAAGTAAAATCATAATGAGAATCTAATATTTCCCATCCCCGGATTGCATCGAAGCCTACTATCAAGATAGAGTGACCGCCCTTTATCTTAAATTTGTCCGGGACTCTCAATTGTTTCTCCCCGTGAAAACTCCTAAACTTTCGCTCTTTCCATTTCCTAGTCCATGTTCTAATAGAGAGTTGCAAGCATCCTTTTTCGATCAAGTGTTTTTTTATATCCTCCTGGTCTACGGATGGAGCGCGATAAAATGTCATATTTTCAAAGACCTTCCCGCTTTTCTCATCAATCAACCCATCCCTCGATATAAACCTCATCATGTCCTTTTTTCTAAGAGGTCTTTCTTCTGTTTTTCCCATAAAAGCCCGAAACATATTATCAAGCCGTTCCGCGCTGAATTCCACATCAAGGTTGTAATCAAGTTCAAATTGCTTTTCGCACAAAGCACAAAGGCTATTCGCCAAACACTCGCAAGGCTGTTGGTGGCGATACCTGATGATTGAATATTTTATATTCGGTTCTTCCATTAGTATAATGCTATCCAGGTATAAACTGCTTGCGCTCCCGCTCCCGCCTTAGTCCAGCTTAAAGTAAAATTAGTTGCATCCCACGCCGAGACTGTCGCCGCTTGACTAGCCTCTACCGCCCCCGTTCTAATTCTGATACATTCTGCGCTTTGACTTCCAATCACACCCCCCCCCCTACATCTTGGGAAGACGTGCATTTGGCATCTCTATTATCATCAACACATCCATTTGACCATAAATTGCCGTTCGTACCATTGACCGCAAAAAACAAGATTTGTTTAGGAATTCCACTTAAACCATGTGCAATATTCTCTGTCCCTGTTGCGGTTGCTGACGCTCTCACCCCCTGTCCGCAATTAGTCAGCGTCTTGAGCGTGTCGTGCGTGTGTAAAGCATCCGCATCGCCAGCCCCCACGAGGGTGTCCGAGTTAGCGGTAGACATTTGAGAAGCGGTAGGAGTCAACATCTGCATATTAGTGCCATCATATCTACAAATTACGATTTGCCCCGCCTCTATATCCCCAGCCTCGACATCTATATTATTATTTTTCTTGATTGATTTAGCCCCGAAAGCCCCAAAGTTCAAAGTTGATGCGCCACCATTTTCAAAGTTTGCATTGAAAATCACAATCTGCCCCTCTTGTAGTGAAACTATTTGCGCAGCGTCAGCCACAACATAAGCGTCTGCCGCCCCCGTTGAATCACGGTATTCGCCAGCTTGCTCGAGCATGTCGAGTCTTAAAGCGTTTCTTTCTGCGGCGGTGATAGTTTGATTCGCCGCGACTACTGTTGAATTTGCTAATAAGTCAGCCATATTTTATTTTGTTATGCGTCTTTAAATTGTAAAGCTCTTTCCGTAGACCACCCCCTGTGGATTCTCCTAATCAAAGTCCAATAATTTACCCCCAATTCTCTCGCCCAATCTGATACACTCTGGGTTTTTCCTTTGTGAGTCAAGTATCTGCAATGACGACTGTTGTTAGCCTGTTGCTCGGGAGTCGCCCATCGACAATTTTCTTTGCAATAATTTCCATCATTATCTGTCCGGTCAATCGACAGTTTGTCGCTATAACCCTCCTTCATATCATTGTAAAACTCTTGAAAAGTATTCCATTCGCATTTTATTCCACGACCACCATAATCTTTATAAGCAGGTTGTTTGGGGTTATTACATCTTTGCTCAACACCTTTAAAAATCGTATATATTCTTTTTTTACGCATTCCATGTTTTTTATTTCCTTTTTGGCAACCACAAGATTTTGTATTGCCAGCTCTCAAGTGTCCACCATAAACTTTTGTCATACTTCCACATTCACACTCACATATCCAAAAATGCTGTCGTCTGTTATTAACATCCCCATCAGCCGTCACCACTAGCTTCCCATAGACATTGCCTAATTCGTTTATACTTCTTGACATTACATATTGTTATGTTTTAGCTGTTCTGGAAGGTCACCACGCTTTGAACATTCAAAGTTTCAACATTCGATTTTGTGATTGTTTGAGTAAATCTATTAAATAATTGCCCGGTATCTGCGCCGGCAGCACCATCAATATACATTCCATATTCCTCGTAAGTGTCCGCGTCCTCTGCGGCTGTGAAGAAAGTTTCGAGATAAGCAATATTGCTCGCATCTGTTCCGCTACTCAAAGCCTTCCTATAAACTTCATTTCCAAGCGTTGCATCACCGACCACCTCGCCAGTATTATCATCACCGAGGGCTGTGTAGTCGACTGTTCCGGTGTAAGTGACATCTCCGCCCAATCTTTGAGCTAAAACGCTTCTCCCGACTGTTGTGGTTATATTCTCAACAACAAATTCTTGTGTTTTAAAATACTTATGCAATATACCAACCAAATACCGGTATTCCTCCCAGAGAGTGCGTAATTCCTCTTTGATATTGCCTCCTATTTTCATCAAAAGCTCCCTTCTTATTCTCACATCCTCAATCATTTCCTGGGTTTTTTGAGCTACCTCACTTGTCGCTTTGCATAAGGTCAAAGTATGAATTCCTTTTATCTCTGCTGTGTCTTTTATTTCCATATTGTTTTGTTACGAATGTATTATATCATTTTAAGCGAAACCCGCTAAGTCAAAACGACTTTCTAAGGTTTGACCGACAGAAGCTTCAAATTTCCAATCACCCGCCGCCCAATCAACCGCCTGGTTTACGTCACTCGATTCGACTGTCTCTGTATTCTTCGCGTTCTCATCGCCCTCCTTTTGCACAATATTTACGTCAGCGCTTTCAACTGTTTCCTGCGCATCGACATAGGTTTCGACTATGTCGTCGGTATTCTGCTCGATCAAATCCTGTGTTGATAAAAGCTTTTGATAAAATTCAATGATTCCAAACAGGGTTGTCCCAAACCAAACATCATATACGAAATAAGATGCAAACTCCCCGGATTTTTGCCTTAGCTTAACTTTCTGTATTACATAAGTTTCATCAATACCTCTATTTGAATCTGTAATTGTAAGAAGCTGCCCCGCCCTTAATCCAAAATGGTCTGTAGTGAAGCTCCCGGATATAATTGCATTGCTGTATTCCTTAACCTTCGCCTCGGCTATTGCCAAAGCCGTCCCTATATCCTGGATGTTTCTGTCTGTATATGGGTCAAGATCGAATATCCCATCACCAATACCGAGGGCTTTTAACGCCGCTATGCTCGCACTATTCGAATACCTGATTTGTATAGGGACTCTCTCACTATAAGTAAAAAGAATTCCGTCCCCAGGGTTCAACATCCCTTCGCTTGCAGTTGCGCGCACAGACTTTTCGTTTGAATTATAGACATAATCAATACCAACTGCCGTTTCGTCGACAAGCCCCTCTATACCCACCCCCTTCGCAACTGTGAAGAAAGTTATCGTGTCCCCGTTCGTTTGAGCCGCTATTGTTTCAACTGTAAAATTGTCGGCATCAATCCTAGTAATTACTCTAATCTCATTGTTTCTCGTTTGATTTTGGATATAGTCGCCAGTCGAGAGATTATGTCCTACTATTTTTATATTTGTCGTTGTAGTAGCAACCGCCGCCGCGTGAGTATCAGATTGATCATCAATCTTTACAACAAGGTTTTTGAATTTATTCTTGAGTAGCCACTCCTTACGCGCACCATCCCCTGGCTCTGCTTGTGAATAGGTGCTGTCTGATGTTTTCTCCCCACCGCGCACTATAATCCTATTCCCGAGCTGGCTTTGATCAACCTCTATTCGCAGATCAAAGAAGTTGTTTGATGAATCTGTAAGTGCAAAAGGTGAATCGTCTGTTTCAATAGGTACAAAATGTATATACCTCTCATAATCAATATACCAAACATACGAAAAAGTTTTTGCTAGCAATTGCATCAACTTTGTCGGTTTTAACGCCGGACTTCTGAAGTCGTCAAGCTCCGGGGTTTCCGAAACATGGGGGTAATGCTTAAGGTAATCATCTTGTAATATTCTAAATCCATCGAACAATATCGCGCTGTCGGCTGTTTCCGTTATTATGATTGACAGGTAATCGCAAGCAGTCCAAACAGGAGTACCGGCAATAGTAGCGTCGTTTAAATCCATTTCGTAAAAAGTAGCATCGTTTGAAGTCGGGGTTATAGTCGCCTCTGCATAATCGCCCGCTCCAGACCCGATCCGAACCTTGAAATTTGTCACCTTTGTATAGTCAGTACATTTATACCAAAACCCGAAAAGTCCCTTTGTTGGTGATCCGGAAGCTGCACCAGTCCAGAAAGATACATCGCTCGAGGTAGGGCTTGCTGTGAAGGTTGCCGAGCCTCCCCCGAAAGTCCAGCCAAAATCCCCGCTAGTAGTCCCTTCCCAATAATTAGTTGAATCTATCGTTGGATTATCACCATCGCCACCCTCTACCCATTCAGCTTGAATCGCCGCGTTGTCGTCATAGTTCATCGAGTCAATAGTCTTGTTGTGGTTTATATCCGAATTGCAAAAATCATTTATAATATATCGTGCGGTTCTATCCTCCCAGGTATCAGAAATTAGTTTGCGATCGAATATTTTCGTATAATCAACGCATTCAATATTGTATTCAATGTTCGTGAGAACATGGATGTTTTTATCTGCAACCCGACTAACTACTCCACCGAATAATAAGAATCCGATCTTGTCGTCAGCAGCTACAGCCCCAGAAGGCGCGGCGGTCAAAACAAGAGTCAAAGTAACTTCATCGTAAGACAAAATGGTGACAACTTCCTCATCAGCGTCGCCTATCCTTATAAACAATCTTTGCCCAGCATAGAATTGACCTATGCTCGATTGAAAATTTCCGTTCAAAGTCATGGTCGCCCCGACTGCGCTTGCAATAGTATCCCCAACAAAAAGCTGCACATCTTGATTCTCCGAAGGCTTCGCCCCTTGAAACAATGTAAAATCGCATGAATCAGCACGTTGTTGTATCTGATTCTGTATTTTTAGTTTATCCCTTATCAGATCACCTGTGCGGTCTGAATCATTTATATATAGCCAAAGCATTTTAAACGACCTTAGTTGATAATTGTAATTTGCGAACAATCATATCTCCCACCTCCTCTGCCACGCCTTCACTTAAAAATGTACCTGTAATATTTATAGTCACGCCACCCATCTTACCCATAAGCCCCTTTTGCTGCCCTGCATTCAAAACAACCTCGCCAGGAGTAAGCATCGCTGGGACTGTATCCGTTCCTCTAGGCACAAAAGCCCCATTTGCTGCGTACAAAGGCTTTACAATACCACCTTCTGCAAGATATTGCCCCAAATCGAAGAATTTGCCTATAGATTGAGCTATGCTTGCACCCGGTAAAGCGTCAACGGCTTCGTGTGCTTTCGCGATCAATCTATTAAAAGCCTCTATGATTGAATCAATCCAACCCCTTATCAAATCAATAACCACTTTCGCCCAATCTCCAAGCGCAGTCCAGAATCCATTCCAACTATTTATAATTGATTCTTTCCAGCTATAGTAAGTCGTAAATACCCAGACCCACATCGCGTCCCAAGCATCCATTATTATTTTCACGCCCTTTTGAAATTCAGTAACCATCCACAATAAACCAGTTGCAACCTTTAAAAGTAATGGTGCTAAAATAGCCCCCACCTTCTCTTTAAAGTCACCCCATTGATTCGCTGCTTGTTCAAGTTGCCCTGCCGTTGTACTTGCAAGCTCCTCGGCTGCACCCCCAAAGTTATCAGCAAGAATTTGAGCTAACAAAGCAGTCTTTTCCATTCCCTCGGCTGTATTGAATAATTCCGCTTGAGTATCAGTTAAAACAACCCCGTATCTTGATAATGCTCCTGCCCCCGTAGCCATAGCCTTACCCATAGCATTTGCGAGATCGTTAAGATCGGCTTGCGCTCCAGTAGTTTTTTCCGTAGCCGCCGCCATATCTAACAAAGCCGGGGTGAGCAATTTGATTTCGTCCCCGCCCAACTGAAAAGACCCAAGCAATGCGCTTGCTGAAATGATCGCCTCATCACCGAAAGTCGTCACTTTCTGCAATCCAGCCGCGTATTTCTTTAAATCCTCTGTGACAATTTTAATATTCTCATCAGTTTTTTCGTATCCACTCCCTAAGTCTTTAAGGTTATTTATAGACGCTTTCAATCTCGCCTCTGCTTTTTCCTGTACCTTGTAAAGTTCAATTGATTCCGTGATAAACTGCTTGATCTTTATTGCTGCAAACCCAATAGCAACCCCCTTTAAAGCTGTTTTAAGTCCTCCCAAAGAACCGCCGACCTTTTTAATTTTAGAACTCGCATCATCCTTAGCACTTATCTTTATATTAACCTTTTCGATTGTCATTGCTATTTATTAGTGATTTTATATTGATAAAAGTTCGCATCCTTCGCCAGTCGTTCCTTTTCCAATCAAGACCAAAGTCTATCGACATCGCATAATCCATCAATTCATCCTCCGCTCCTTTTCTCTTATGTCCTTTTGATAGGTTGGCTTCTAGGATTGCGAGCTTTTTTTTTCAACTATGTCGTCAAGGTGGATAAGATCAGAAACAAATTCCAGCAACTCAAGTACATTCCTCGGTGTCAATTTATCAATATTCTCGTGAGTACAATCTATCTTTTTCCCGTCTTTATCCGTAAAGCTCCAATCTGTTAAAGCAGCCTTCAATAGTGGAATTGCAATGTCGAAGTTACTAAAATTCATTGCGCCCTCCGCTCCCTCTGCGTCCTCCTTCAACTTCTTCATTTGCGACATATCAGCGTTTTTCATCACCTTTTGATAGTCGTCGAAACTCAATCCATTCTTAACCTTGATCCAATCTCCATCCCCTATATCTATTTTTTTAACCTCGTTATTTATGAATCTGTTTTTAGCCATGCGATTTTTTTGTTAATTTATTAGTAAGAAGCAATATCATTTATCACAACAACCCTCGACTGATACCCTTGAGAGCTATTGTAAAAGTGAGTAAAAGGAATGTCTTGATCTACAAGTGCATCAACAGAAAGGCTTGTGTCGAAGTTGTCGAGCTGCACTTCTGGCAAGTAGACTCTCACCTCGTATTCAATCCCTGTTGATCCTATCTGGCAACCAATTACTCTCAACTCAAGCCCTTGCGCCGTATTGAGTCTAAGAATTTTTACAAAATCCTCGTCCGTGTAGTGCATCTTGAAAGACCCTGCCCCGGTGCAACCTTTTTGTAAAATTGCAGATGGGAAGCGAT